GCTAGGGATGGCTCCAAAGGATGGTGCGCCACCAGTCGTCGCAACCAGAACCTGACCTGTAGTACCTACCGCTGTGGTCGCCATTGCAGTCGTGGATGAACCATACACAACACCGTTTGTAGTCAACGCGCTTGTCTGGCCTGTACCACCTGATGTGACAGGTAAAGCTGATGACAACGTCACTACACCAGATGTATCAACCCCCAGTGCTGTAATAGCACCCGCATTCCCCACCTTCAGGGATATGCTGTCTGTCGTTCCTACACCGCTCGTCGATTGAAGCGTCAAACCAGACGCCGCCGCTGTGCCACCGTAAACAATAGGAGTTGTGGTTGATGTGGCAAATACAGGATTATCAACTGTGCTAATTGTGCCGGATGCTGTAATCGGATTTGCAGGGGTGGCAGACAGGTTTGTCCCCGCCGTGATCGATGTTACCGTGCCTGTGCCGGGTGTAGACCGCCAAATAGGGTCAAAATTAACCCCTTGGGTTGAAAGAACTTGACCAGAAATTCCCGGCGCAAGCACAGCCCAACCTGCACCGCTACGATATAAGATATCACCAATTGTGCTGCCAAAAGAATAATCTATGATTGACGTTAATGAATTTGCAGTTGGTTCCGCCGTCGCACCAGATATGTTTGAAACTACAGTGCTATTAGAAATAGGCCCATAAATTCCTGCACTAACAACAAAGTCTGCAATCTGCTGAGTAGTTGTTCTCCTTGATGTTCCGCTCTGAACCGTTTCAAACTGCTCATCCCCGTTAAGAGAGGTAGCGGCAGGAAGATTGGGAATGGTAATGTTAGCCATAATTAAATTCCCGTTTTTGGTATCTGATCAAATCCATAAGGCGTACCCACTATAGCAGTTATTATGCGAGTTGAAACCTCTTGAAGGCTACTAGCCGTAATTGTTTTGTTGGTTTCATATGTGAACGCTGTAGCTGAAGTTACTACAACATTATAAAACCCGTCTGCTTTTGGAGTAGACGTGCCTTCAATGGAAACTACATCGTTTGTAGTCAACCCATGAACGTCTGAACACGTCACCGTAACAATGGTCGTGCCGTTTGCCGTGATCGACAATACGGACAGTTCTACGCCATATGTCACGTTGGCGTACAAAGGCATCACAGCAGACTGGGCCAAGCCTGTAGGAACACCAATTGGCTGATCTACACGAGGCTGATCGTCTTGCGTCACACGGGTTGCATACACGTTGATTGTCAAACCAGTTGTTGGATCAACGGTTGAAGAAACTATAATTACGCGAGTGTCTGTCTCAGCAGATGCATACGCTTCTACGCGAGGGTTCATAATTGGAACAGGGTCTGCCGGAAGAACAATTGCTCTCAACTGATTCTGAGGAACGTCATTGCACGGTTTGCATACTAAGATGCGCTTATTGATCAGACTTGCTCCAGCCCAGTCAAACTGCCACATCAGATTAGTATGGTTGTATAAAAAACCACAACGGTCGCAAATACCAAACGCCTGTGGATTTCTAGTGCTTACTCTCGCACGACCGTGAGGACGCATTTACGACCTCCAATAACCAGAAACCATTGGGCTGATATACATGTTTACAACTTCAACGTCCTGACCTGCCGCAATCATATATGATTCATCTGCTTCAGGCTTTAGTCGGACAACCATTTGCGGGTTCCAAACACGAGCCAGATTATAAGCCAACCCATTGGCAAATGCTTCCAACCAACGATATGGGATATCTACCGTCTGACCACTTTTGAAATTAGCATCTTCAACTTGTGTGACACGGTAGTAACTAAGCGTTGTAGGCCCGTTAGAAGTGTTTGGCACAGGCCAGATAGTGAGCGTAGGGCTGATAAGACGGTCAAACCAAAAGACAGTTGGGAACCCCTCCTGCTCTTTATTTGGATAAGATGCATACTCAGTACGACTGATTGGTAGTATAATGCGGTCAATGTTCTGACCAGTTTGAGCCGTTGTAACATATGTATCAAGCACCATAACCGTGTTTTGATCTACATCATAAGTAGAGACGCCCGTCTCCAAAGGTATTGTGACCAGATCAACTTTCCAAAGATTAACGCCCATATTTGACCAGCGGGACAGCATCAAGTTTGTTGCCATCCGGGCTGAAGTCATATGCTCTTGAAGGAGAGACGTATTACGTATGCCGCACAAGTTGAAAGCATACAGCGTCAACTCTCCAAGACTTGGATTGAAAGCGTATGTTCCACTTGTTGTCATAGTTAGCCCCGATTAACCAGTTACGGATTTAATAATAGCAAACTGTAACACAATAGCCTCAGACAATGAACCAGCAGTGTTGTTTCTAACATATACCGTGGAAGTTCCAGCACCCGGTGTCACTGCAAAGCTATACCCGCCCAATGTTCCTACTGACGAGTGATTTATAACAACCATATCCGTTGCGGCTATCGACGTATTTGTAAATGTAAATGACACAATCGTAGCTGCGTTAAGAGCAGCACCATTCATCACAATAGTCCCAGTAGCAGCATTCAGCGCAACTGTCGTACTCTTACTTGTGGCTTGAGTAACCGTACCACCAGCACCAGTTGAATAACCAATACCACCGCTACTGGATGAACTTGTTATGGAGCCTGTTCCGGTTGTAGTACCAGCTAATGAAATTACCCCAGTGCCATCAGGATCAATAGTAATGTTACCGTTGGCTCCATTTGCTATCGTAATAGTGCCTTGATTAGACGCACCACTATTTGTCGTTAGCGTTAAGTTGTAAGCACCAGTCCCAGCAATTGTCGTAGCAGCAGCACCCGTTCCAATAGCAAAAGTTGCGCTACTGTTGAGGACAAAAGTTCTCATCTGTGTAGCTGTTATTTTCACCGTATTGGACGACTGTACGGATGGGAAAGGATCACTTGATCCTACTGTCCCACCCGCAGGAAGTCCTGTTATTGTGACATTGCCAACCATGTTACAGCCTTACTTTAAATTACTGAGAAATCATGCCAGCTTGATTGAAGTTCACATGAACAGTGCCAGTTGTATTTGATCCTGCATTACTGACGTAAATACGAGCCATTGTTGGAATACCTGCTTGGTTAGCATTCACTGCTCCCGTTGCATTTACCAATGCTGCTGTTCCAGAATTAACCCAACGAGAATTTACGTATGTTTCAGTACCAATTCCAATCTGGTAATTATTTGGATTATCGCCAGAATATTGAATTGTATAGGTAACACCAGAAGCACCACCCGTGTCTGTTTGAACATATGTGCTGCTATCAGCATACAAATCCAAGAAAACCGGACGACTTGATGCAATCGCGTTTGTGCCAATGCTGACGTTACCCGCAGATGCACCAGAAGCTACAACTGAAGTCACAGTTTTATAATCATAAACCGTGTACGTTGTGGTTGCATTTGCACCAGTCAGAACTTCACTTGCTGGCATATTGTTCCAATCCGTACCAGTAACAGTAAAGGTAATGCCACTATCGTTCCCGGCAGAGGTAAACAGTACGCGACGAGGCTGGTCTAACGTAGCAGTTCCGCTACTTACTAAAGACCCATTCAAAGTAACAGTGCCAGCCGCTGCAATAGTTGATGCCGTGCGGATGTTTGTTGCGCTTGGGGCAGCATAAGGCCCAACATTGATAATTACTGCTCGCATTTTATTTACCTTTCCTGCGGGACGCCGCTGCATTGTCTACCAAATTTGGGTATGGCCTACCTGCCGCCCTTGCTCTGGCTTTTGCACTCTGTTCCTGTTTATTGGACAAGTGCTTGGTATGGTGATCTTTGGGTAATTTTTGTTCCCAGAATGGTTTATCAGACATTAGCATCCCCACTTTCTAAGAGATTTGTTAATCCTGCTATCAGGATCAGCAGCAGCGGCAGCACCCGTGAGCTTACGCTTCATACCAGTCATGCGCTCGCAAAATGATTTGTGTCGAGGATTGTCTGAATCCTTTGTCGGGGCTTTAAGGTTATGACCTTCCGCTTTTGCAGAAGCTCTGCCTTTTTCATTTAACCCCCCTGAAGGAGATTTGCCTTCAGAGCGTTGCCAAGCAGGTGTAGTAGCCATTTGAAGCCCCCATATGAAAGACGGGACTGTTAAGTCCCGCCTATCTTACTCCATGATTTTATAAAAATCAAAGATTAGCAATTGGGCATTGTTTTATGACCCGTAGGTTCCGTTCCTGCATGAGCAGACGACAGCGGGTTCATGTTTGAACCTGTGCGACCGCCTGATTTACGGGCAGCGCGGTCAGACCGCATCTTAGCCATAAAACCAGAAACCTTACCGCCAGCTTTACGCTGTTTAGCAGCCTTAACAACATTAGAGCCGGAACCTGAGTAAACATCAGTTGGGGAGGCGTCATTTGCAACAACGCCCTTCTCAACCATGCCACCAGCGGCCTTACGATGACGACCTTTCATAATAAACCTCATTATGCTTGTGTGACGCCAAACAGGCCCGTAGTGGAACCCATATTGGCTGGAAGAACAAATTGCCGTATGGCAAGTCGCTTTGACGCATCCGTCGCCGACTGAACAGCATACGTACCACGTACATCACCTGTGGTTGTCGTTGCAGGACTTGTGGTCACTGCCGCAACATATCCCGTACTCGCTGTAATTCCAGCAGCATTGTAGTTGATGGCTAAATCGCTGAAGAAATTAGAGAGGATGGGAAGACCAAAGATATCCGTTGTGCCAACGCTATAAGTAATTGCATTTGTCACATTAGGCGTTACAGAAGCAATATACTTAAATGCTTTTTTGCCGTTGGTCGTCGTAGCCGTCGTCGTGCTTATCGGTACAGTAATTGCTTCACTCATTGGTACGCCATAAATGTCGTAACCAGAAACAGTAAAGATAACTGCCGCCGTTGATGTACCAGAAACTGGAACAATACTAACCGCACGGGAAACAAGAGCCTGTGGGTTCCAGAGATAAACGGAATTGGTATCGCTGAAAGGCTGTGCAAAAGCATTTGGCCCTACAGCGGCTTGTCCCGTTATAGTCGTGGAACCAACAGTATCGTCACCTTGTACCGTGTAAGTTCCAGCACCACCGGGAGGCCCAGTAAGCTGATTTACAACAGTAGTACCAGCATTAACGCCAGTACCAGTCAAAGTCATCCCAATCGTAATAACCCCTGTCAGGGAAGATACGGTCAAAATGCTGCTTGCTACCACACCCGTGAAGGATGCAAAACCATCAAGAAGCAAAAGGCCAGTCACCGTTGCACCAGTATTATAGTTGATGCACGATGCGTTGACTGAAACACCTGTCGTCGTCGAGTTTGCCGAGACAAGTGTCATAGCTGTGCTAGCCGTAGGTGCTGCCGCTGCCGCAATTGCAGCAGAACCAAGAGCGTAAGGAGTAGCACTGATGGTCTGTGTATCCGACGTTGCAAAACCAGCGGTAAATGCACCGTAGTTCTGACCGGGGATGTAAGCAAAATTAGGACGAGGATCAAGGCGACCAACGCCGCCCCAGAAGAGCGACGGGCCTAATTGTGGATTGTAATCCGTTGTAGTCCCTATGGTATTCTGACCATATGAGATCACGGGACCGGAGAATGCTGAAATAGCCATGTTACCTTCTCCTTTGGATTACGATGTTGGGAACGAGCCAAAGATTGAACGCCAGTTGTAATAACCAAACGAGTAACGCTCATAGCCCTTGACCAGAAGGTTGTCCGTGACAAAATCGACCTGCATGTCGGTTTCAAAGGCCACACGTTCCATGTACGACAGACCGTCGATGTTGGTCAGCAAGAACCAAGCATACGCAGAGGTCAAGAAGTCATTAACCATGTAACCTTCTGGCAGACCGCCGGAAGTCATCATAATAGCATTCACGTCATTGTCTGCTGTACCCGGACGCAGTTCTGTCTTTGTAAGACGGATAGCAACTGGTTCAAGCTGTGGCGGGACAATGAGCTTACGCGCACGGGCAAACACCTTCAGGCCAGCCTGATCTTTGAAGTTTGTCCGCACAGCAATCATGCTGTTAAGGAGCGATGCTTCATTGAGGTCAAGCTGAACGCTTGGTGTGTTAGCAACTGTACTTCCATCAATAGGATGCGCCGTGGAGCAAAGTGCAACACCATCGCCGCCAATTGAGGAATTATACGTCGTAGCTGTATTAAGAATGTTTGCGCCGTAGATTTCCTTGGTCTGCTGAAACGATTCAATCAGGCCGAGGTTGGACGGCATAAACTGTGTCTTATACAGGTTATCATCAATGGCTTTGCGGGTAATCGCATAACCGAGAGCAATTTCAGTATGCTCCTGATTGTAGATATACCGCTCACCAGCACTGTTATCAAAAGCGGTCTGACCGCCTTCTGTTTTCAACTGTGCCAAGCCGAGGAACCGCATTTCAGCAGTACGCTCAAGAGCCATCTTTGACTCATGCTTGGTGAACATCTTGTCGTACTGAGATGGGATCATCTCGTACTTGCCTTCAACTCCACGTAGACCGGGGAGCAAAAGGTCTTTAATTGCTGAGAGATTAACAGCCATGATACCTTACTCCTTAGCCGACTGATAAGAGTTGCTTGGTGGACACGTTATTAAACGCGACAACAACAAGATTGTAAGCACCGGAAGCAGTACCTTCAGCACCCGGAGGTGTTGTGACAAGGTTTACAACCCGGAATGGAAGTGTATTGGTCGTTGTGGCAGAATTAAAGACAACATATGCGCCTGAAATTCCGTTTGCAGTGTTACCAGTACCGTATGAAAACTGTACGTTTGCTGAAATATCAGCATTTGTAAGTCCTGTGGTTGTGGAACCGCCAACTTGTGCCA